ATGCCGAGGTACTCCTCGCAGAGTTTCATGTAGGGCTGCACGCCCGTATGAAACTTCACGAAGTCACCACGGCGCATCGCCGCCATCAGCTCAAGGCCAAACAGGAAATCATCCTGACCGATATCGTTCTTGCGAAGATAATCGGTGACCTTGCGCGCCATATCAGCGTCCGGCTCGAGCGCCTTCAGTCGCTGCACCTCGCCCGACAGTTTTTGTCGCTGCGAGTTCAGCTTCTTGATGCGCCGTTGCGCGGCTTTGGAAAGCCTGGCTAGTTCGTCAGGTGTCGGCTCTTCCGACAATTCGGGTTCGCGTTCGGACTTCCTTGCGACTTGGGATGGCGAATCCCCCTTTGAGCCGTCGGTGTCTGAATAGTCGTCGTCCTGTCGCAGCTCAGGCACTGCGCTCTGGATGGCGTCTAGGAGACTACCGCCGACATCGCCGGCGTCCGTACCTGGCGAAGGCACCTGCTCGACGGACTGCTCTACCGCGGTGGGTAGGTGCTTGTCGTCGTCTGCCATACTGAATTCCCCCGGTGCCGATCGGCACCTTCAATTGATCATTACGTCAATTCAGGTTCTTTGTCATCAACCTGGCATGGTCGGCATCGTCACCTGCTGCGGCATCGGGTGCGGCCGCCCTGGTGGTGAACCGGACAGAGTTGTCTGCGCGTCTGGTGCCGACGGCGGCGGCGCCGCTCCGGCGCCGCCATCCGGCGCATTGACTGCGCCCTGCGGCCCCATCGCCGCACCGGCGCCGGCTCCGGCGCCAGGCATAGTCGGCCCGCCGGCGCCCGCGCCCGACATTGCCCCGTTCATGGCGACGATCGATGGCAGCGACGACTTGAAGGCCTCGGTCAGATCGAGTCGATCGTCGAGCCGTCGTAGCGTGTCCTTCGCCAGGAATTCCGGGTCAATGCCGGGCAGTTGGATGAGCAGCGGCATGAGCCGCTGGGCGTTGGCGATCTCTTGGGCTTGGTTAGGTCTTCCCATTGAACCGGCCTCGATCTCCAGCAGGATCTCGTTGGCGATGTCTTGGGCGACCGGCTCGGCCGGCCACACCGCGCCCTGGCCGACGATCTTCTTCACCCGTTCCTGCGACATTTCACGCATGAGTATCTGGCCGCCGTTGCGGGCCAGCTGCGTCAGCAGGTCGTTGAGGTCGTCGATGTTGGACCCCATGCTGGTCATGCGGCTGCCTTCGGCGATCTGCGCCTGGGTCGCGGTGGTGTTGCTGGTGCCACCAAGGTTGGCTTCCTGGATGCCGGTGGTCCGCAGAATGTCTTCGTAAACCGGATTTACTTCGTACAAGTTTGGATCAATCCCTGGGCCTGCGTAGGGTTGAAGGAGCTGTTTGATGTCCTGCTGCGGCTGCAGCGCATTGAACTCGATCACCGCATTGGCTTCGCGGTTGGTCAGCTTCTCCATGTCGTCTTCGTCCATGCTGCCGGCCACCACCGCGGTGAACGGCCGGCCGGCGATGCGCTGCTCTTTCAGGCCCTCGCGGCAGCGGTTGTACTCCAACTGCATGTCGCGCATTAACCTGACGTCGCTCGGCGGATACAGCTCGGTCTCGTCTTCGATGCCGTTAAATATCAAGGCGTACCAAGGATAGAATCTTTCATTGTAGATCTCTGGAGAAGCCGGCTCTTTCAAGAACTCGCGGTAGCCGTCACAGACCACATAGACCAGGCCGTCGTTCCTATTGTAGATCTCCCCCTATTGTAGATCTCCCAGACGATCGCATTCGGCTCGCCACGGTTCTTGTCTTTGTCCTTGGCGCTCATCCAGTCTTCCATCGCCTTGGATGGATCGGTGTCGCTGTCGCTGCCGTATTCGGTGCAATGGCCGCGTACATCAACACCATAGATCTCTTCGATCTCACTAACCGATAAGAGATACTCCTCGGCCACCCAGCCGGCCGCGACCCAGTTGCGCAGGTCGATACACTTGATGTCGGGAATGATCCTGGTCGACAGCGGGAAGTCGAAGGTAAGCCCTTCCCGCACCACTGCGCCGCGCGCATTGGTTAGATCCTTCAGCAACAGCCGCAACTGCTCGGCTTCCATGTCGCTGTCGTCGGTGATGGCGTCGGTGGCATCGGCCGCCAGGCGCTCGAGCGTGGCGAGCCGCTCGTTGGCGTCGGCGATGCCCTTCTCCAGGTCGGGCCGCAGTTGCATCACCCGCTCGAAACCGAGCTTCACATAGGCCACGCCGTTGGTGACGGCGCGCCGCACCGACATCTTCAGCATGGACTTGAACGGATGCGGCTGGTTGTCGACCTCGTAGGCATACAAAAGCTCGAGCGTCCGGGCGAGCTTGTCCATCATCAGGTTCTCGGACTTCACCCGAGCCGCATCCATCATGATGTCCATGCCGCTGCCGACCGCCTGGGCGATCATTGGCGAGCCTGGCGGCGCCATAGCGTTGGCGGCGGCGCCAGCCGCAGCCTGGCCGAGCTGGTCGCCCAGCCCCTGCGGTTGCTGCATCGAGCCGGGGATCGGGCCGGCGCCCATGCCTGGCATGGTCGCGCCGCCCAAGGCCGCGCCCATCTGGCCGGAGATCTGGTTCACCGAAGGCGACGGCATCGTCGCCGGGTTGGGCGGCATGCCGCCGGCCATCAGCATGCCGATGTCGGGCGGGCTGCCGGTCGCCATCGGCATCATGCCCTGGACCGCGCTGCCGGCGGCGCCGGCGACTTGGCCGGCCATGCCTGGCGGCATACCCGGCATCCCGCCAGGCGCCATCGGTCCGGCACCCATAGCGCCGGCTTGCTGGGCCTGCTGCATCATCATGGCGGCAGACTGCATCAGCTGGTTGAGCGTGGTCTGGCTCTCGTCCCAGGACGTCGCATTGAGCCGCGGCCGCTTCTTGGCCACCGCCTTGGGGTTCTTGGCGTACAGAAACGCCGTCTTTTGCGCTACCAATCTGAGCGTGAGGTTGGCGACGTAACGCTTGTCTTTGCTGTCCTTTGACCACTGCTTGCCGAAGCAGAACTCCTGGTCTTCCCGCATGCGGTCGAAGCTGGGCTTCCAGTACCGCTTGGCCTTCTTCACCTTGGAGGTCCAGTCGCGGACCAGGTTGCGGCGGCGGTCCGGCGGATCCGGGTTGGCGCGCGGGATCGAGTTAGGTTTGCCGGTGGTCGGATTGATATCCGGCTCGCTGGATTTCTCGTCGAAGCCGGCGAACACGCGCATCATGTCGTCTTGAAAGGCGTCTACCATCCTTGCAGGCCCCTCGCCCGTAAGTCGCGACCCTCACGCCGGCGCGTGTGTGCAAACAGCTCGCGGTAGGTGCCGGTCTTCACTTCCGGCTCGATCTTCTTGCCGCGGGTTCGCCCGTGCATCTTCGACAGTCCTAGCCCAATCAGGCTCAGAGTGTCGACCACGTCGTCGTTACTGCCATGCGGAAACTTCAGGATCTGGTCCTGCATTTCCGACCAGCTGCGAATGAAACCAGGGAAATGCACCATCTTCATGCTGGTACGGGCCTGGATCGCCTGCGCGCGCTGCTGCTTGTCGGCGGCGGGATTGATCGGGTCGATCGCGCAGAACGCCTGCTTCTCGGCCATGCGCCGGCGCAAGAACGGTCCGAGGCTTTTGGTAATGGCGCCGCCTTCGGCCCACCAGAACATCGGCTTATATTTCTTCATCAGCACGATCATGCTCTCGACCGCCTGGTGCGAATCCATCCGGTCCCAGACCATGTCCGGCATGATCCAAATGTTGTCCTTCTCGTCGACGGCGACGATCATCAGGCAGGTCTTGTCGGCGGACTTGGCTACCGACACCGCGTGGTCCGATGCCCCATAGAATCTAAGGGTATGAAACGCCGGGACGTCATCCATTTTATTGTCGGGTTTGCGGCCGAGCACGTCGTTGTCTTCGGCTAGCGCCGGCAGATCAATCTTGCGCCAGGCTTTGGCTTCTTCAACATTGAAGTATGGATTAAGCGGGTCGATAAGCCTGCCAACGAGATCGTCTTCGGTCCACCTGGTTTGGACGATGACGATAGTGCCAGTCGAATCCATGAGGCGAGTTCTGAGGACTTGATTGTACCATTGCCACAGCTTCTCTCTAACGATGACTGAGTCAGCTTCAGTTCGATCCTTAATAGGGTCGTCCAATAAGATGCAGTGGCCACCACGTCCGGTGATCGAGGAGCCGCGTCCCACACTGAAGACCACGCCATCTCTTGTAGTTTGGACCCGATTG